CCTTTTTAATAATAACATTTCTTATTCCTTTGTATGCCATTGCTAAACACCCAAGGCAAATCTAAATTCAATATAGTTTGTTGTATTTGCTGACTTGATAATTGGTTTTGCTCCCACACTCTTAATTACAGAGTACCCAGTCAATCCATACAAAGAGTTTGTTGATGTAATATTTTCTAATCTTAGCCCATCCAAACAAACATAAAATTGATCCGATGGCAAGTCATTCTCAGTAACACAAGCATAAATCTTTGCTACCGAAACCTCACGCCAGTCAAAGTTGTCTGTTTTGTTTAAATCTTTAAGTGCTTTTTTAGCAACGACATATCTGTTTAAAGCAAAATTTATTGTCTCTAGTGCTGTTCCTTCTGTATAGCCCACATGGTCAATATCTACCTCAAACCTTGCAGACTCTTGCACAGAGTTTGGCCCTGTATGAGAAAACTCTAATAATATTTTAACATTATCTGGAACGGTATTATTAGCATTTCCAACCTTATTTACAACAGAAAATGCAAGCCTTAGTTCGTCTAGTGGATTATTCTTTGTAAGATCTACAGTGGTCTCATTAAGCCTAATATATTTTGATCCAGTTCCGACCTCAATATTTCCAAAATTATCAAGTGTAAGGGTAGAACTATTTCCAACCATAGCAATAATATTATTTAAAAATCTGCATCTTTCGTTTCTTGCCACCCTGTTTGAATTTGTAAAAATTTTATTGTCTGCGTTTGTTTGAAATACTGGATAAACCTGATTAATAATATTTGTTTCTACATCGTTAATTAAATATCCTGATGAGACAAATGTTGATGTAATTGCACTTGGTGCAGTTATTGTAAATGTATTTGATGTTGGAACCGTTTGAATATTTTTATCTAATAAATTAAAAACAACTGGAGAAACACCAATTATAGATATTTTATTTCCAACTGCAAGTCCGTGGTTTGCATCTGTTGTGTAAGTTATAGTTGTTCCTGATGCAGTTGCATTGATTATATTAACTACACGATCATCTAGTGGACTATAGATAGTTTCAATATCGACAGCGGAAGAGCCAAAAGGCTGGTACAGCCAACTATCTGTATCAGCAAAAGAGTATATATTCCTACTATCAAATGCTCCAGCAACTGGGTTTGATGCAGCAGAAAACACTCCTACCTCTGTTATTTCATATCTCTCTTCTGTTGGCAGTTGTGCTGTTAAAACTACCTTATCTATACCGTCTTCATTTACAAAACCCCTAGAGATAATCGGAACACGAAACATTTCAAAATCTAAAGACTCCTTTAATGCGTAGTCTCCAAAATTACCCCCGTCAGAAGCCACTGGAGTGGGTCCACAGCCCACAGCAATATGAGAGGCATATGATTGTGTCTGCCCTACAAGATACTTGGCTAAAAGATTTTTACCTATATTAGTTATCATTAATTACTCCCATTATGTATTGTATCATCAAAAATTTCTCCACTAGTCAATATTTGTACTTCTGCTTGGTCACTTTCTTTAATGTTAATTAAATTAATAACCAAATCTCCTGTTAGGGGGTCTATGTAGACTGACCTGCAATTAGGAATTTTTATCCACTTAGTCTTGTCTGGATCCACAACTCCTTCTGAAATGTATACTGGCTCTAGGTCGTAACCAGTTCCACAAACTGGCAAATAGTCAAAAATTGACAGAGGCAAAGACCTAAGATATGCGTCAGATGATTGAAGCCTTAAAACATTGTTTGGGTTGTACTGTAAATACAGATCTGTTAGATTTTTAATTGGGGTGTAAATAACCTTTTGTCCATTTACCAAATCGTGTCTAGATATTGTGGCAAGTTCATATCCGCCTATGTCTTCGAATATAAGGTCTGTCATTATTTCAATAGAAACCAACTCATCACTTGCAATGATTAAGTCTGGTGTAGCAATTTTTACTGATTTATCATCTAGTATTTTTTTTGGATCTGGAAGATCTGCTGTTGCGCCAGTTGTCATTACACTACCTCACTTAAAAACAATGTCATATCTGGACCATCAGGTCCTCTAGAAAAATCAATGTTATAAACAACAAATCTACTAGATGGGTTTGATGCCATGTTTACACTGTTTTCCTGATAATCTAAACTAACTATGTCACCAAGTTGAATTGTTGGAATTGAAAATATTTTAACTCCAATAGACTTTCTTGGCTTTGTTGTTTTTTCAATCATCCACTTCATTAGGTTTGATGCTTCGTCTTGTGACTGTATGTATTTGGCATCTAAAGCAAAGTCTTTTTTGCCGTATGTCATTCTGCTTAACTTTATGTCTTGATAGTCTTGTTTAAACTTAAATGGATTTGAAATTAACTTATCTGCAATAAACTGAGGGTTTGACTCAAGACTATTCTTATTAAAGTATTCGTCAACTGTCAAGTTATTATCAGACTGCTGTGTAAAAGTAATTCCTTGAATCCTTAAATAGTTTCCACTTGTTTCGTCTAGGCTGATGGCTGTATCTGTTGCATTGAAAATAAGAAACTCTGCCCCATAAGAACCTGCTCTAAAACCAGAAACAACGTATCCCTTTATCTTATTAAATGTTGGAGAGATTTTTGCAGTTAATGCTGGGTAGGCTTTGTCATATTTAAAATTAAATGCTGCTGCCTCTCTCATAATGCTTCCAAACTCTTCAAAATATATATCATATTTTGGAGGCTCTGATGATCCGACTCCAGAAAGATATGTGTTTTGAATTAATCCACTAATAGCATATTTTCTAAAAGACTCATCTGCATCAATTTCATTATCTCCAAAAACAGAATTAACTGGAGCACCTAAACGAAATGAAGTATTTTGAGAATAATTATTGCATAGGGCATATACATTTTCAAACATTGCTCGTGATGAGCCTCTTGCAAACAAAGCAATATCAGAATAAATTGGAAGAGGATCGTTGTCATCTACTGTTTTTATTAGTGACCCATTCATATATAGATAGAATCGTCTTATACTTCCTATGTCTTCATATTCTACTGCCAAGTCATATACCGTTGGATTTTCCTCAGCAAACATTCTTGACTGCCCAGTAAACCTTCCATCATCAACAGTTATTTTTGCTAGACCATCCCAAAGACTTATAGGAATTGCTTTACCGTTATCAGATTTGACCTTATAGAAAAAGACATTGCTAACACTTTGTCTTTCTGTTTTTGATAAGTCTCCTAGCCCAAGTGCTGCTATTTCAAAGTAGTATCCAACATTTGTGGTTGGATTTAGCATTACTGCAATTCCTGCAGATCCGCCAGCAATGTTGATATTTTTATTTGGGGTAGAACCATTTACAACATAGTATGTTGATGACCCGTTTGATGTTTGTCCACGATCTTGGTTGCTTTCTATGTTTCCAATAATTCTTAACCTTGTTCCAAAATGTTTATATTTTTTACCCTGTAGAGACTTATGAACATATGAAATAAAATTTCTTGGCTTTTCTTTAGTGTTAAAGTTTGGACCAGTTAGTGAAAGTGCTGATGACTGAACTGATCCTGGAACCTGTTGAGTGTTTGTTGTTATTTCTCCAACGTTTACAGTTGACATAAAGTTTTTAATAATTCCACTTCTAGACGATGTTCTTGATAGTGCATCAGAAGATACTCCAGAGTCAGTCAACTTGCCAGAAGATCCTACTGTTGTTAGAGGAGGTAGTTGCTTTTTTTCAAAAAGATGTTCTGAAGACATGTAACAACCCTTTACATTGTCATCAGATTTCCAATAGTCAGATATTCCAGCGCTGTGTGCAACCACTGTTGTTCCAAATTGACCACGGCCATGCTTTTGAACTTCTCCATTTTGTAATTTAATAACACCTGATTGCTCAAAATATTTTGGCTCAGAATATATTCTTACAAGCCCAGTTGGATATATCTTTCCGTTAAATGGAAGTTTGGAGAAATAGTTTTGATAATCTTCTATGGAAGTTATCCAGACATTCCCAAAACCAGTAACGTTGTACTGGACCGCATCATATTTTATAATTTCTCCCTGTGAATAAAAATATCCGTTATATCTTGTAATCCAGTAGGCAGCCTCTCCAAGACTAAATGTGTTATTTATTACAATATTATTTTTCACGGTTGGAACATCTGCAGAAAGATTAGAATTAAGTGGTATTGCGCTAAGCACATATGCTGACTGCGTATTGACCTCATTGTTTATAGATTTTGTGTTTTCTGTTCCAGATACTTCCCACAACAGTACTGGTTTATATGTATATAGCCTTTCATCATCTAAAAGACTAGCCTGCCTTAAAGACCCAATTGATCTTTGTATGTGCCTTGTTGTATAGTTAATTACGCCATCATTGTAGACATTGTTTGGCTGAACAGACACAGAAATAACATTTGCAAGTTTTTTATTGTTAACCGTTTTGTTCTTTACTTCTCTATCTTGAACTAAATCATTTGTTCCTTTAAGTTCAAAGGTTGTTGGTCTTTGCTCTTTTGTTGGCATGATGTAGTCTTTGCTCATCATTACAAAATTATTGTACTCATCAAAAAACATTGCAGTTTGAGTTGATACTGCTAGATCTTGTAGTACTTCTGCAACGCTCTTATCTGGTCCAATAAAAAAGTATGGGATTATTGTTTCTTTTTCATTCGCAACTCTTTTAAATGTGTAATTAGAAAAACCAATGTGGTCAAGCAAAAGGGATACTGCAGAACTGACAGAAACCTCTGTCATCAATATTTGTGGAGCAGTCATTGATTCTAAATACCAATACATATCTCTCAAAGATAAAGAAACAGTTTTGCCCATAAGGTCTTGCTTTGGGAACGAGTCTGAATACAGTGTTTTAATTGGAACCCAATAGTCCCAACCTGCAACATCAACAATGACTTCATAGAATTTAAACTGAATGTGTCTGTTTATATATTTTGATATTATGCTTGATGAGTTGTTTTCATTAAACGCTTGATCATAATCAAAGATATTTATATTTCCATTAGACGCAATTAACTGTCCAACTGGTAAACCACTTAGTCCAAGATCTGACGCACTCTTGTTAATTGAGTAGTCTAATGTCTTGTCAGAAATATTCATAACAAGTCTTGGAGATATTTCTATAAGGTCAAATGTTGAGTCTTTTACATTCATTGACTCAACAACAATTCTAATTCCAGAGATATATTCAAACTCTCTATACTGTTCTTTTCCGTCTAAAGACTTAGTGAATACATTTGGAGATGTAGCGTCTACAACAAAGTTTGTAAGTCTATCTACTGTTTCGTCTTGAACATACCATCCATACTTTGGGGTTATGATTGTATAGTCGTTACCATTCCAAATATAAAACTTTCCGATATCATTTTCATTTTCTTTAATAAGATAGGCATATCCAACTACGGACTGTTCTGGAAGAAGAGACACGCTTGTATATACTTCTGCAAAAACAAAGTTTGGTCTCCATTCATCTGGAACAATTAGACCATATGCTATTTCAACGTATCCATCACTTTTAATAATTGGGGTTCCATCTACCCTTGTTATTGCTGGATTAAAAGAAATAACATTTTCCCAATTCCCATCTTTTAAAAATTGGATCTTCCATCGTGAAGGAGTTTTTTGATTTAGTTCTCCAAAGAATGGGTCTGCAAATGCTCCAGTTGGTGATGAGAATGGTCCTAGGTTTTCTGTTCCAGTATGGGTTTGCATTTTAACTACAACTCTATTTGTTGGAATCTTTTCTTTATAAACAACAAAAGGGCAAGCATCCTCTATAGAGTTCTGAGATCCTCTTACCTTTGATGCGATACCATATTCAGACCAAGTTTCAACAGTGCCTAGTTTTTGTTTTCCATCTTTATCTGTAAATATTTGAGATGGACCGTATGAGACTGTGTTGTCATTATAGGTATACTTATATGTTCCTTCACCTCTGTACGATGTCCAATATTTAAACTTATCGTTTTTATCTGGCATGTAGTATCTTGGTCTATCTGCCATAAAAAGATTTGGGTGATGAAGTTTTCCATTTTCAAAAAATACTGCTTTATTGATTCCAGATCTTGGTCTAAATTGATTAAAGCACTCCTCCAAAGAATAGAGAGTCTTTAGTTTTTCTTTCTTTGTTAAAAATGTTGTTGGGATATCGCCATTGTCGAATGTTCCATCTACAAGAGTGTCTGCATCGGTTGCTCCTGTATAAAAATTTCCATCATCATTAATATCAAAACTTGTTGGAAGCGAAGAATAAAGAGAAGAAGCATCTGTCGGTCTATACCTATAGTTTCCAATATGTTTTATATTGGTTGGTATATTCATATTCCATTCTGCTATTATTATTGACTTGTTTCGTACCGTGGACGAAGTCTCTAAAAAATTTTGCAGGTCTTTGTCTTCAAACATTATACTTCTTCCAGTGTTACTGAGACATTCCAGAAATCAAACTTGGTTCCTCGTTTTTCAACAGAGTATGAAAAATCACTAATAAACATCTCTATAAGTTGATTATACTGCTGAAGGTGTTCATATGGCTCAGGCGTTCCTTTAAAAATACCTTTTCTATCATATGCAAGAAACACCCAAAAAGATCCTTTGTGTGCGTCATACCATTCAAGCATGTCTGCTCCGCCTGCTCCTCCATCTGATGTATAAGACTTATGTGGAGATACTCCAGTTACTGCATCAAATGTTGGAATATTTGCATGAGACCTAGATGGAATCATATCCCAACTTGTGCTTAATGTTATCTTGTCTGCAATGTGATACGATCTCATACGACCATTAATCATTCTTTCACGCTTTTCAATTCTTTCTTCTGAGAACTCAAGAGGCTGTCTATTGTCATCAGTAATAAGTAGGAACTGGTCTAGCAATGTTTCGTCTTCAACACTTTCGGGGTCCACGCCAATTTCATAACCGTTAGGAACATACAAACCATTTTTAAGGGTTCCAGTGTTTTCAGACCAAAGCATACCACTTGGTCTGTGGTATTTTTTACGACCCTGGATATAGGTTACCCTAGGATCTATCTCTCCTTCATCGACCATTTAATGAAACCCCCCTAATTCTTCTATCGTCAACTCTCTTTATGGTTGACATTACTGCTTGTGCAATATCATTTGGATTTGCATCTGTCTTAGCATTAACAGTTAGTGTATATGTATTATTATACACTGTCCCGCCAGTTGTCTGACCATTATTGATTGCTCTCATTGTATCTACGCCGTGAGAATCAACTGCATACTTGCTCATTACAAATTCGCCTGGAGTTAACATTGCTGGAACTGTATCAGTACCTCGTGCAAACCCTCCCATTGAGAAGTGCTTTATTATCCCTCCCATTGATTTATATTGAGGTGGAATAAATGTGCTTCCGTTATAAACACCAGTTCCTGGCACAAGTGTTTTAGGAGTACCCATAACCTTTTTTGATGCATTAATAACTGCAGCATCTTTTGCTGCTAAAGAAGCGCCAAAGTCAGTTGGGGTTATTTTTGCTTTTGCGATTGCTGCTACCTGTTTATCGTACTCATCTTTTTGTCTAACAAGAGTTATAGCATCAACAACTTTTCTATCTGCTGCTGCTAGTCCAGCACCAAAATCACTTGGTGTTGCTCCAGGAAGTTTAGACTTTGCAACCCAAGCATCGTATTCTGCTTTTGCCTTATCATAATGTTGTGTAAATCCATTTTGAGGAATTCCTGTTCCTGCTGCTGCAGGTGGTGGAGTTGCTCCAGGACAATCTTGGTTTACTGGAATTTGTCTACCTAGTGAAGGACAGTACTTAAGTTCCTTTTTTTCTGGAACTGAACCGTTGTTGACTGCTCCCATTCCAACGCACTCTTTGTCATAATTTTCTTCTAGAACATTGCGCCCTAACGTAACACAATACTTAAGTTTTGGAGGTTCTGCTCCATCAACCTTTTTACACTGACCATCGGCACCTCTAACTTCTCCTGTTGGGCAAGGAGGAAGATCGTCACTTGCTTTTATACAGTTTCCCTTACCATCATCAGTTGACCCAGGAGGACAAACTAGAGTTCCTGCAGGAATAATTGGTCCTGGCTTAGGCAATTTCAGTTTTTTGTATTCCTCTATTAATTCATTTACAATTTTTTCAGCCTGAGTCATTAGGTCCATAAACACTTCATTGCTTGTTCTTGCTATATCGATATCATTTTGCATTCTTTCCCAACGTGCTCTTTCGATATCGATTGGCTTTATTGCCTCTCTTAAAGCAACTTCTTTTTGTCTAATTAGTTCTTGATCAAACTCTATCTTTTCTTCTTGTTGAAATACTAACTCTTGAAGCCTCTTAATTTCTGTTTCAACGTCTTGTCTGCTTTTTCCATCTTGTCTTACTTGTGACAATTCATATTCTCTAGATTGTTGTAGCGCTTCCTTTTCTTTTGTGACTGCATCTGCTGCTGCTTGGGCTCGCATCTCTTGAGCAGCCCTTGCTGCTGCTGCAATGTCTCCAGATGTTAATGCTTCAGCAAGAGTTAATTGTCCTTTTTGCTGAGCAGAAATAGCAGCATTTGCTTTTTCAACTTGATCTAATGCCTCAAGTCTTTCATCATACTTGTCATTAATTTTTTGCTCTTGTTTTTCAATTCCACGAAGAATTGCTTCTTGGTCATCAATGTTATATTGGTATCCAGCGACTAAGTCTTGCGCTGCATCAATTTTATCTTTTAGTCCTCTAGTCTCAAAATCAAAATCTAACTGAAGAGTTTTTTCTTTTACATCTGCTTTATCCATAGCAGCATTAAAGCCTTTATCAAATATGTCTTGCAGTCTGTCAATTCTTATTTGCTTTATTTGTACTTCAGTTTTTTTAACAACGATAGTCTTATTAAGTACTTTAAGAAACTCTTCAAAATACTTACTACCTGGCTTTATGCTTGATAGGTTAATCAAGATAGATTGTAACTCTGAACTATCATTTATAGTATCTTTTTGTTCCTGATTTAAAATAGAAGATAGTTCTGTCATTCTTTGAAGAAGTAATACTCTTTCGTCTAGATCAGTGTTTAATTGTTCAATGGTTTGAACTGCAACATAATTCTTTTTCTTTTTAGTTGCTTCATTCCAAGCATCAACAATTTTTTTAATTTGTGCATCAGATAAATTCTTATTTGCAATTGCTGCAGCAAAGGTTGCATCTGCAACTGCTTCTAGTGCAACAGAGCCTTCAACTCCTGCAGCCTTAAGTCTTGTCAATGCTGTGGTCTGATAACCAATCTGCTTAGACATTTTTTCTTGATCGCTAACAAACCTACCAAGACTAATAGATGCTATTGCATCTCCTATGCTTCTGGCATTGTCTTTAATCTTTTTAATGTTACCCTTTGCATCAAACTCAAAGAGAGACTTCTTTCTATCTTCGTATTCCTTTGGATCCATGCCAGTTATGAGATCAATTAGGTCTTCTCCTGCTCCCAGTGCTCTCATATCATTTTCAATACCGCTGAATATTTTAATTGTCTTGCTGCCACCAAACATTTTGTTTAATGCTTTTTGTGATGCTCCCCAACCCTCTGTAACCTTAATTTGATTTTTTCTTACATCTCTCAGTTTCTTTACTAACTCATCTAAAGGAGAAGAGTCTATCTTTCCTGAACTGCTTGAAGTGTTTTTGCTTTTTGGTGGTGCAGGCTCTGCCTTTGAAGCCTCTGTTACTGCAAACACTGATGCTCTGTAGTAATCTCCTTCTGTTTTCCCAGGGTTTGCCTTAAGCCAGTTTTGAATTGCATCTTTATTATTTCCAGCCATGTTAACCATGGTAGTAAGTGTCTGTAAATAAACCTTCTGTTGATGGGGCGGCAAAGAATTAAAGTATTCTTGATCTGCCTTAAGAACTGCCATTTCTTCTGCACCTAAAATTTTTGTTGCAATCTCAAGATCAATCTTTCCCTTTTGACTATTAATCTCATCAATTGTTTTTTGAAGTGCTGCTGCTGCAGCGGGGTTCTTGTTATAGTAATCAAGGGCTACGCTAATATCTGGTATTGCAGCACCAAGTTGAGAAATTCTTTGAAATAGTTCAAGTTCTTTTTGTGCTTCTGGTGCAGTCTTTGTGGATATGCGAGCAACAAAATCTGTGGCTTGCTTTGGATCTTTAAACATTCCTACAACGCCCATCATCTGGTCTGCAAACTTTCCACCAAACTTTCCAACAATAGAGACAACTTTTTCAATTGCAGCCTTATCTTTTCCAAAAGTATCAAATATTTCAATCATCTGCATTGGATCAATTTGACCACTAGCAAGTTGCATTTTTAATGTATACTGCATTTCTTTAGATACACCAGAATCATTTATTTGTTGCTGTGCTAAAGGAACAACATCTTCTAGGGCTGTCCCCTTGTACTGTTTTGTAACAGCCTTATCTGCACCTGTCATAAGGGCTTTCTTTGTTGCACCATCTGCATTTTTATAGTTAGTCTGAATATTAGATACTAAAGTACCATTTTCGGTAAGCAGAGTATTTCTATTTTTAATATACTCATTTGTAAGTCTTTCTGCTTCTACCTGATCTCCAGAAGCCTTTGCAATTTGAAGTTTATTCTGATACTCTAGTTCTAAAGAGTCCATAAGTTCTTGCTGTTGCTGTAATGCAATTTTTTGCATTGCAACATTTGCACCAGAGGCTTCTCCAATTCTTATGTTTCTGTCTTTTCTTCCAAAAAGGTTTCCTGCTGCTGCTCCAAGACCTGCTCCAATTTTTGCTCCAAGTATTGCTCCTGCTGCTGCTCCTGGAGGACCTCCAAGTGCTCCCAAGATTCCTCCAGCAATTGCTCCACCTACTGATCCAATGCCTGCGCCTGCAACCATGTATCCACCAGTCTTTCCAACATCGCCAGCAGTCCATCTTCCAGCCTTCTTTGCTGCATCATTTGAAAGGTTCATTTTTTCTCTTGTATCTTGCAAAAGTTTTACTCTAACCCCTACTGGATCTTTAAGAATGTTTTCTCCATTTGGGCCAAGGATTTCATTTAATTTTCCATTTACTTCAATTCCAAATGAGTAATCTCCCATTTCTTGTGCAAGGTTTGAAACAATGCTTCTTGCTTGTGCTGCATCTAGTGCTCCTGATGCAACAGCAGTAGCCATTTGATTTACTATTTGTCCCTTTGCAGCATCTTTGCCCTGTGTCTTTACTGTTTCTCCAACATTCTTAGCCATTGCCTTACCATCTTCACCTGCCATAAATGACTGACCAAAAGTAGTCTTACCTGTTTTAATCTGGAATGGTGAGAAAGAGTCTTTTCTTCTTCTGTCCATAATCTCTCCTGCAGAAACTTTACCTGCAAAAGTAGAAAAAGTTTTCATTGCTTCAGACCCAGAACCCATTGCTTCTGTAAGTTTTAATGCTGCATCCTGTGCCTTATCAAAAACAATTCTCTGATAAGCATACGCTGCTGCAACTAGTCCAACTCCAACTGCTAATGCAGAAAACTTACTTTGAAGCATTGGAAGTATCATTGAAATACCCATAAGAGGCATCATTATTTTTGTTGCCATTTCTCCAACTGTTCCAGGAATCATTGATGCCATCATTGCAACTCCTGATGCAGCCATAGCACCGCCAGTCAAACCCATTCCTGGGCTTTTCCCTGCTGCTATTCTTGCAGATCTTTTTTCTTCTCTTCCCTGCAAATATTTTCCTATTCTTCCAGTTCTTTCTGCCACTTGAGGGGTTGGTTCTGGTCTAGATACCAAAGGCAAGGCGATTGCCCCTGCTGGAGTTTCTGGTCCAATTGGTGCTGGGCCTGCTGCTCTTGTTGCTCTTCTTAATCTTTTTTTGCTGACTATCTTAGTTTCTTCTGCTGAAGCATTTGCAATTGTTGTTCCAATTTTTTTACCAGCAGCCTCTGCTGTTGCAAGATTTGCAATTGCACCCTTTACATATGCATTGGTAAGTTCTGAAAGATTTTTTGCTGAGCCTGGCATAGAAACAACACTTGTTGCCATTGGAGCATCTGCTTCTCCAGGGATTGTAAACTTTCCAACTCTTCTTCTTTTAGAAGTTTTTGGCACATTGACAACTCGATTTCCTTTTTTAGGCTTGTCTATCATCTTTTTATCATCTGGACCAGCATCGGACTCAACGTTTGTAGGAAGTGTTTGCATTTTTGGCTTACTTAATTTCTTGGTCTTATCATTTTGAACCATCTCATCTGGCTTTACCGCAATTTTATTTTTAAGACCTTCAACTGGTGCAACAGCACGAGCATGAACACCTTTCCAGTCAGCAATAAGGCCTTCTTCAAGCCTTTTTATCATAGCCTTATAAACCTTTTTTTCATCTTTGTCTAAGTCAGGGAATTTTCTTATTGTTTCTTTAAGTTTAGGAAGGACTCTATTGATCTCGTCCTTCATTGCAGTCTCATACTCTTCTGGAGTCATATTTTTTACAATGTCAAGTGTTGACTCAGCAAAGAACTTTTTACGACCTGGAACCTTTAAGTTAGGATCAAGATTTTTTATTGCCTGCTCTTCCATTGAAGGAAGATTTAATATCTTCTTGCCATCTTTATCGAAATCGAAAGGAAAATCTCTTTCTCCAGAGGCAGTTGCAAATACTCCTGAAGTACCAACATCTGCAAGAATATTTCCAGAAATGTTTCCTCTTCCTAAATCCATATCTGCACGAAGTGCTGCTGCAACATTTTGTCGAATGTATTGATCTTTGTCAAACTTATTTTCCATATTATCTGGATTAAATTTTGCATCATATGCAGACTCAAGAGCGTACATTGTTTTACCAGTTGTTGGATCTTGAATTATTCTTAACTGCTGAACTGGTGCTTCTAATCCATGAACATCTCTTGCAATCTGCGTTGCTCTTTGTTCTGCACGGGCCGCCCTTAAGTCCATCATTGGCTTTACAAATACTTTTTTGCCATCGTGTGTTTCGTGCAGTCCTGAAAGATGCTTAGCACCAAGATTACTAAATCCAGTACCCTCGGAAATTTGCTTTGCATAGGTTGTGATTGTTTTTCCTTCTAATTCTGCTGGTGGCAATCCAAACAGTGCTCTCTCAACAGACTGACGAATTTTTTTAGTTGCTGTTCCTGCAATTTTGACACGACCAGAAGAACCATTTGCTCTTCCAGCAACAAACTTGCCGTTATCCTTAAGTTCACCATTATTTCTTGATGTTTTAAGTCTATATGGTGGATTTTCATCTGGTCGGTAGGTTTCTCCTACTTCAGGTCTACTATAGGCAATTATGTTATCGTTTGCATCTCTTCTAACAAATACTGGAGCATCTGGATAATTATCAACAAGCCTTTGTACCGCCCTAATAATTCCCTTTTGTTCAGTCTTCTTTACAGTCTCAAGAAGTTGTGCAGGAGTTGCGGGCTTGTCATCATAAACTATTCCTTTTGGTGTTCCGTGTGGACCAATGCCTGCAATAGCAAAGACTTTCATAACTGAATCAGAATATTTCTTATCCTGTACCAGGCTTCCTACTATACCTGACTTTAAATCTCCTACTCGTGAGGCCACTAAATCATCACCAATCTGGTGTGGCTTCTTGTTGCCATCTTTATCTAAATCTCTTGGAAGTAACTCTAAAGAACTGATAACCTCTCTACGAATCTTATCTGATACCTTTGATGCCTCTGTTCCAGTAAGGGATGGGTCTTTCTTCATAAGGTTTTCTGTCATTGTGCGAATGGCTCTTGGCTTTTTTATCTCTTCTATATATCTGTCTAGGTCTGCCTGATTTTTTCCTAAGTCTTCGTGTAGATCATCTGGTATATCAAACCCTAAACCACTATAGGCATTTCCTTTAGGTATTCCTCTTGATCTAAATTCATCTGCGTCTTTTTTAAATTCATCAGGAACGCTATCAAGATCTACAATTTCTTTTTTTGTTGCATGAGCAAACTCAAGTGTTTCATCACTATCTCCTGCATATTTAATTGGCATACCGACCTGTGTTGCTCCTGGCGTTCCACCATTAAAGCCCTGAAGTCTTCTATTAACCATTGCACTAATGATTGGCTTAAATCTAGGATCTTGTGCTACATCTGCTGGGATTACTGCTTCCCCTGGAGTAAGTACGGCAGGAACTGTATCTTGATCACCAGTTCCTGGAACTCTAGTTGTTCCAGTTGAATACTTTGCTTTTGCTTGGGTTGTACCTGGTTTACCGCCTCTGACTGGGCCTGTAAATCCTAACTGTGCAGCAATTGCATTTCTATATGCTGATGCCAAAGTATTTACTGCGGTTGCTTCAGAGGTAAAGGTTTGCTTAAGTCTTTGATGAACTTGGTCTAAAGATGCTGCTACAGCAGATGCCTCAAGTTGTTGCTGACTTAGATATTCTGTTTGCTGTCCAAGTACTTGTGTTGAAGATCCTGCTTTTTGAAATCCTGATCTCATTGTGGTAAATAATTTAATTATATTTGCAACGCCGTTTGCAAGCAAACCAAATGCCATTAGTGCAACAGGTCCTACTGCTCCAAGTGCAACTGTTAAAATTGTTAAGAACTTCTTGCTGCCCTCTCCAAGATTATTAAACTTGTCTAGTATCTTTCCTGCAAACTCAACGATTGGTGTTAATGCCTTTAAGAACTGCTCTCCCACTGGTGCAAGAGTAACCTTTAGGTCTTCAATAGATTTCTTAAACTTATATGTTGTTGTGTTTTCAATCTTTGACAATTCTCGCTCAGATAAGATTGCTAACTCTTCTGTAGTTGCTTTTGTAAGACCAAGTACTCTTGCTGCTTGAGTTCCTTCTGCTGTTACGTTTTGAAACAGTGTTGATAGTCTTGAGAACTGGAACTTACCAAATAGTTGTTCAATTGCACGAGCACGATTAAGAGGATCTAGTGTGTCTAGTGCATTTGCAAAGTCTATCACTGTTGACTTTACATCACCAGCATTTCCTTCTACAATACCCTTGATATTTACCCCAAGACCTGCTAGAAACTTTGATGCTTTTTCAGATGGGTTGATCAATGATGCAAGACCAGACTTGAGTGCGTTAGCACCTTCTGATGCGTTGATTCCACCTTCCTTCATTGCTGTTAGGAAGAATGCAAGGTCTTCTACATTTCCACCAAGTTGCTGAACAACTGGCCCTGCTTTTGGAATTGCAATTGTTAAATCTTCAATAGATACAACAGTCTGGTTTTCAACTGCGTTAAGGAAGTCAATCTTTTTTGCTAAGTCTTCTGTTGCAACACCAAATGCATTTGTTACAGAAATTGTAGTCTCTAATGCTTGTGCTTGTTCAACACCACCAAGAACAGCAAGGCGAGTTGCTTGTGCAACTTGTGCAGTTAAATCTGCACCCATCTTACCCATTGCAGCAGCGTCTGCTGCCATCTTCATTGTTTCTTCTACAGCAACACCATACTTTGTATATTCTTTTGCAAGTAGTTGAATCTGCTTAACCATTGCATTGGTCTCTTCTTGTGTTGTAAAGAGTTCTCCATAAACACGCTTAAACCTAATAGCCTGCTCTTCCATTGCCATGAATGTTTTTGCAGCCTGTGTTCCAAGCATTGCAAGTGGAATAGTAAAACCAACCATCAACTGACGGCCTGCCCACTGTGTATTCTTACCAAAGTTTAGAAGGTTAGTTGATCCTTGCTTTAATAGTTGATTAAGCAGTTGCTGTCTCTGTGCTGCTATTGCTGTTTGTGTTCCCAGATTTTTCATATCTAGGGTAAGTGGTCTTACAGCAATTGCCTGCATTGCCCCATTTGCCCCACGGCCCAACTTAATATATTGGGTCTGAATATCCTTTACACGCTCTCGTGCTACTTTATTGAGTGTCTCAAATTCAGATCTAAACAATCTACCAAAAGTTTTTGTTGCTGCGCCAGTATATCTAAAATATTCTCTAGAGGTTAGTTTGTTTTTTTCTAATGCTTCAGTAAATGACTCTGTACTTGTAGTTACTGTTCTCATAGATGCCTGGAACTGTCCAGTAGCATTTATGCTGTTCATCAAGTTTTGTGCTTGATTTGCTGCTACCGCTGCTGCTGCGGTACCAGACTTTGCCATTTGTGTATGGAAGGCTGATATTTGACGTTGTAGAAGTTTTAGACTTGCTAAAGCATCGGACGTATCAATATTTACATGAATATTGGATTGAACATC